AGAGAGCGAGAGCTCCGGTCCCACCGCGTCAGCAGCAGGTCGTTTGCCGACCGGCGTCCGGCCAGGCCGAGCCAACAGGGCGAGAAGGAGGGACGGGCCTTCGCTCTTCGATCCGCTCCGGGAAAGGAGCCTGCCGTGAATTCCGACCGGTACCGCCTGGTCCGCACGATTTCGAACCAGGCGCTCGAGGCGATCCTCTCGTTCTTCGAAGCATGGGAGCCCGGGCGCGGGGATGTGCCGCTCGCCCTCGACCTGCTCGGGGCCGAACGCGAGGCCCGCATCGACGAATTGGCCGTCGCCAGGCAGGTCGCAGACCGCTCCTTCGTCGAAGCGGTCATCGACCGGGTGATGGTCGGGGAGCCAGCCGCCGCGCCGCCCGGGGACGTGATCCCCTTCGACCCGCGGCTTTGCCCGGGCGAGACGCACCGCTCTGGTGCAGGCTGCGACTGCATCGACATCCCGGTGGTCCGGAAGTCCCCGGCCGAACCGCCGGGGCCGAAGCCGGCGCAGAGCGCACCCCCCGCGCCGTCCGAGTTCGGCGCCGTGGCCGGGCCGAAGCGCTGTGACGAATGCGGCACGCCTGGCGCCAGGCTCTGCCACCGGTGCCGGTTCAAGCGTGGGCGGCAGGCCAAGGCCGCCAAGGCCGCGAAGAAGAAGGCCCCGAAGGAGCAGGCCGCCGATGCGGAGGGCGAGAGTCGTAGCCTGGTCACGCGGCAAGGCACCTGCCGGAAGTGTCGCAAGGGCTTCGAGTACACGACCGGCGCCCGGACCCAGGGTGAGCGAACCATCTGCCCGCCGTGCGACGGCCAGGTCCGGTGCGTCCATTGCGCCCGGTGGACCCGGGGCTCGGGCGGCATTTGCCCGACGTGCCGGGCACACGGCAAGACGAAGCTCGACTCGGCGATCGGCCGGCTCCTCGCCGAGCCGGTGCCGGTGATCGCCGAGGAGTACGTGACCGGCGACGGCAGCGGCGGCCTGGAGCGGGGCCGGACCTACAAGGTCACGCGCCTGGCGCCGGCCGGGTGGCGCGACGGGCAGGACGCCGTCGACCAGCTCGATGGTGAGCCAGACGTGGACGTCGAGGTGGAGGGCCTGGGTGGCCGGAAGCTCTGACCGGCCGTTCCGGTTGCCGTTCGATTCGCCGGTCGAGAGCGGCCTGCCGAATGGCGCCGTCCTGCGCGGTATGCATGCCGCGATATGGCGGGCCTACCAGATCGTCGGCGCCATCTGGCTGTGGGACCTGCGGCTCAATTCGAACCTGGCCCTGCGGGACGCGTACTACCGGGTGCACCAGGACCTCGAGGACCGCATCGGCCTGCACCTCTACCGCGATCCTTAAAGCGCTTTGATCGCCCCCGCCGCCCCCCTTGAACGACGATCGGCCCAGGAGTCCCACGATGCCCAAGCCCCAGATCACCTGGCTCATCAGCCCGCACCACAACCTGCGGCCGGGCGGGGAAGCCGACGTCGACACGATCGTCTTGCACCACACGGCCGGCACCGGCTCGGCGCGGAGCACCGCGCTGTACTTCGCCGACCCCAAGAGCAAGGTCAGCAGCCACTACGTCATCGGGAAGGACGGCGCGATCGTCCAGTGCGTCCAGGACGCGAAGCGGGCCTGGCACGCCGGGCAGAGCGCCTTCCGCGGCCGGGGCGACGTCAACGACTTCTCGATCGGCATCGAGCTGGTCAACCGCGGGGACGGCAAGGACCCGTTCCCGGACCCGCAGTACTGGGCTCTCGCCGACCTGGTCGCCTACCTGATGCAGGCCTACCGCATCCCCGCCGAGCGGGTGGTCGGCCACCGCGACGTCGCGCTTCCCCCGGGCCGGAAGACCGACCCTGCGAGCAACTTCGACTGGGCCCGGCTGCGCCGCCTGGTCGGCGACCGGCAGAAGCCGGCCGCGCCCAGACCCGTCTCGCCCGCCCCGCCGGCCGCCGCGCCGGCGCCAGCACAAGAGAGGACCGTCATGAACCTGAATGCCAAGGCCATCCCCGTCGCCCTCAACGTCCTGGCCGGCGTCGCCGTGGCGGCCGAGGCCTCCACGGGTTTCCTGAAGACCTGCTGCGGCGAGGGCTGGTACTACGTCGCCGTCGGCGCCCTGGCGCTGCTCAACGGGATCTTCATCCTGGCGACCGGCAAGAGCAGCAAGCAACTGGCCGGCAAGGAGGGCTGATGCTCCAGCTCCTGGCGTCGGGGGATGGAGCGCTCGTCATCCCCGTGAACTGGCAGGCCGTCGGCGTCCTGGCCACCGTGCTCGTCGGCTGGACCACGGTGTTGCTATCGGCCATCAAGTGGCTGCTCGACCGGTACGTCAAGACGATCGAGCGGCGGCTCGGGGCGCTCGAAGAGCGCGTCGGAAGAGTCTCCGATGTCGAGCGCGATCTGATGCACCTCAAGGCGTCGCTGGCGGACACCTACGTCCGGCGCGAGGACTGGATCCGCTTCATGACGTACATCGACGCCAAGTTCGACAACCTGCGGGCCGCGCTCTTCGGGCAGGGAGGGATTTTCCATGGTTGAGGAACTGACGCGCGAGCAGCGCGAGGAGGCCCGGTGGCGGCTGCTGCGGGCGATCTACTTCGGCCGGCCCCTGGCGACGGCCGACACGATCCTCTGGCGGGCGTTGCACGACATCGCGCTGCCGATCACGCTCAAGCAGGTGCGCCAGGAGCTGGATTACCTGGAGAGCCGGAAGCTGGTCGAGATCAAGAAGCGGCCCGACGTATGGCTGTCCGAGCTGACCTGGCACGGCGTGGACGTCGTCGAGTACACGGTCGACTGCGTGCCCGGCATCGCCCGGCCGCCCCAGGAGTGAGGCCGCCGTGCCCCGTCGCAACTCCGTGTCGCAACTCCCGCCCGAGATCCGGGAGTGGCTCGACCAGGCCCTGGTCGCGGGGAACTTCTCGGACTACGAACTGCTGACCGAGGAGGTGAAGAAACGCGGCTACCTGATCTCGAAGTCGTCGCTCCACCGGTCTGGCCAGAGTTTCGAGGAGCGGCTGGGGACGATCAAGCGGACGTCCGAAATGGCCAAGGCCATCAAGGAATCGGTGGGCGACGACGCGGGCGCGATTGGCGAGGCCCTGACCGCCGTGATGCAGGAAAAGCTCTTCGAGATCGCGATGAAGATCGAGGACCCGGGCGACGTCGAGTTGCCCGCCCTGGTCCGCGCCATCGCCGACCTGAACCGGACGTCGGTCAGCCAGAAGAAGTGGGCCGCCGAGGTCAAGGCGAAGGCGAAGGCGGCGGCCGACCAGGTCGAGAAGGCGGCGCGGAAAGGCGGCGCGACCGAAGAGCAGGTCGCCTTCTACCGGCAAGAGATCCTGGGGATCGTGGGATGAAGTCCCCCGACGAGCCCGACCTGCAGGTCGGCGGGCTCTACTACCAGGTGTCGAACCACGCCGCCAGGCGGATGCGGCAGCGCGGCATCTCGCGATTCGCCGTGCTCACCGTGCTGATGTTCGGCGAGCACAAGCCGGCGCCCGGCGCCGCGATGAGCGTGACCTTCCGCCGGTCCAACATCCCGGCCGGCTGCGAATCCGAGTACGAGCGCTACACCGGGCTCGAGCTGATCCTGCTGGGCAACGAGGTCATCACCATCTACCGGCGGCGGAAGCGGCTGGCGAAGCGGCGGTCGCCCGGCAAGCCCCACTGGGGCAAGCGGCACCGGCCATGACCGCCGCCTTCGTCCTCCTCCCCTACCAGCGGAGCTGGGTTGCCGACCGGTCCGAAGTCAAGGTCGCCGAGAAGAGCCGGCGCATCGGCCTGTCGTGGGCGGACTCCTGCGGCGCGGTCCTGGCCGGCGCCCCGGCCGCCGGGTGGCAGGACACCTGGTACATCGGCTACACGAAGGACATGGCCGAGCAGTACATCCTCGACGCGGCCAACTGGGCGCGGGCGATGAACGTCGCGGCCCAGGCGATCGAGGATGCCGAGGACGTCCTGGATGAAGAGGATCGGAAGGCCGGCGTCAAGGCGTTCCGGGTCACGCTGTCGTCGGGCGCCCGCATCACGGCGCTGTCGAGCCGGCCGCGCAACCTGCGGTCCAAGAAAGGCCGGGTCACGATCGACGAGGCGGCCTTCCACGACGACCTGGCCGAACTCCTCAAGGCCGCCCTGGCGCTGCTCATCTGGGGGGCGCAGATCAGCATCATCAGCACGCACGACGGGGTGGAGAATGCCTTCAACGAACTGATCGGCGAGATCCGGGCCGGGAAGTGGCCGTACGCCATCCACCGGATCACCTTCGACGACGCGCTGGCCGACGGGCTGTTCCGGCGCATCTGCCTGTCGAAGGGCCAGGAATGGTCGCCGGAGGCCGAGGTGGCCTTCCGCGCCAAGATCTTCGCGCTCTACGGCTCCAACGCCCAGGAGGAGCTCCTGTGCGTCCCGCGCAACTCGGGCGGCGCCTTCTTCTCGCGGGCGCTACTGGAGTCGCGGATGGTCGACGCCCCGGTGATCCGCAAGCAGTTCGAGGACGGCTTCGAGTTCAAGCCGGAGCCCGAGCGCGTGGCGGTCGTTCAAGACTGGCTCAACGATACCTTGAGGCCCCTTCTGGCGGCCCTCGAAGGCACGGCCCGGAGTTTCTTCGGGATGGACTTCGGCCGGACGGGCGACCGGTCGGTCATCGCGCCCATCGTCGCCGGCCAGGCGCTGTCGCGCCGCATCCCGTTCCTGGTCGAGCTGGGCAACGCCCCGTTCCGGGTGCAGGAGCAGATCCTGTTCTACATCGCGGACCGGCTGCCGATGTTCATGGCCGGGGCGCTGGACGCCACCGGCAACGGCGCATTCCTGGCCGAGGTCGCCGCCCAGCGCTACGGCAGCACGCGCATCGCGCAGGTCAAGCTGTCCGAGGAGTGGTACCGCGAGGAGATGCCGCGCTACAAGGCGGCCTTCGAGGATGACCAGATCAGCATCCCGCGGGACGCCGACGTGCTCGACGACCACCGCGCCATCGTCGTGGTCAAGGGCGTGCCCAAGATCCCGGCCACCGGCCGCACCAAGGGATCGGACGGCAAGCAGCGCCACGGGGACGCGGCGGTCGCCTGCGCCCTGGCCTGGTTCGCGGCCCGGCTGGACGTGGCGCCCATCGAGTACCTGTCGCTCGGCCAGACGCGGGTCGGCATGACGCTCGCAGACTACCTGGGGGGATAGATGGCGGACAAGGAACTGTTCACGGAAGTCGCGTCGATCGCCCGCGACATCACCTGGCCCGTCTATGGCGGCATCATCCGGCCGAACGACGATACCCTCATCCAGCGCGGCGGCGGCAAGGGCCTCAAGATCTACGACGAGATCGAGCGCGACGCCCGCGCCTACTCGGTGCTGCAGAAGCGCAAAGCGGCCGTCATTAGCCGCGAGTGGTACGTCGAGGCGGCCGACGAGTCGCGTGCCGCGAGAAAGGCCGCCGACCTGGTCGAGCGGCAGCTGAAGAACGCGAACTTCGATCGGGCGTGCGAGAACCTCCTGGACGCCACGCTCAAGGGCTATGCGGTCGGCGAGTGCATGTGGCGCCGGGACGGCAGCGAGATCGTGCTGGCCCGCATCGAACCAAAGGAGCAGCGGCGCTTCTGGTTCGCGGACGATCGGAGCCTGCGCCTGAAGACCTGGGACAACCTGCTGCCCGGCCTGCCGGTCCCCGACCGGAAGTTCGTGGTGCACTCCTTCGGGGCCAAGGACGGCAACCCCTACGGGTTAGGGCTCGGGCGGGCGCTGTTCTGGCCGGTGTTCTTCAAGCGGCAGGACATCAGCTTCTGGCTGGTGTACGCGGACAAGTTCGCGATGCCGACGCCGCTGGGCAAATACCCGCCGAATGCCCAGCCAGAGGAGAAGGCGGCACTGCTCGGCACGATGGCGGCCATCGCCCATGACTCGGCCGTGGCGATTCCGGACGGCATGCTGATCGAGTTGCTCGAAGCGGCGCGGGCCGGCGGCGCGGACAGCTACGAGAAGCTCGCCCGGTACATGGATGAGCAGATCGCAGAGATCGTGCTGGGCGAGACGCTGACGACGAATGTCGGCGACGTGGGCAGCAAGGCCGCCGCGTCGGTTCACGACGGGGTCCGGCTGGAACTCTGCAAGGGCGATGCGGACAAGCTGTCCGAGACGCTCAACGACAGCGTTGTGCGCTGGATCGTCGACCTCAACCTGCCCGGGGCGCCCTACCCCAAGGTCTACCGCCAGTTCGCCGAGGAAGAGGATCTCGGGAAGCGGGCCGAGCGCGACACCAAGCTCTACGGCCTGGGCTACGAGCCCACCGAGGACTACATCCGGGAGACCTATGGCGAGGGCTGGGTGCGGCGGCAAGGACCATCTGGCCCGGCGGCCGGAACGCCCCTGCCGGTCGGGACCGGGCCCGGCGACGGCCTGGCGTTCGCGGCCGGCGATGGGCCCGACCTGATCGACCGGTACGTCGACCGGGCCGATGCTCTGGCGGCCGACGCAATGGAGGCCATCGTCGCGCCCGTGCGCGAGATGGTACGCAACGCCGGCAGCCTGGAAGCCATCCGCGACGGCTTGCTCGACCTCTACCCCAAGATGGATGGCAAGGGCCTGGCCGAGCTGATGGCGCAGGCCACCGCCGCCGCGCATATGGCGGGCCGTTACGAGGTCAGCCATGGCACCTGACGTCCAGCCGGGAAACCTCGATTTCCCCGAGGCCGCCCGGTACTTCCGGGACAAGGTCCGGCTCCCGAGCGACAAGTGGACCGACTACATGAAAGGCCAGCACGCGCAGGCGTTCGTCGTCGCCGGAGCCACGAAGGCCGAGCTGCTGAAGGATCTGCACGAGGAGATCCAGAAGGCGATCGACACGGGAACCGGCCTCGAAGAGTTCCGCGCCGAGTTCGACAAGATCGTCGACAGGCACGGCTGGTCGTACAAGGGCGGCCGAAACTGGCGGACGCGGGTCATCTTCGAGACGAACCTCCGCACTTCGTACCAGGTCGGCCGCTTCGCGCAGATGAAGGAGGCGATCGCGCTCCGGCCCTTCTGGCAGTACCGCCACGGCGACAGCCTCCACCCGCGGCCCTTGCACGTCTCCTGGGATCGCCTCGTATTCCGCCACGACGACCCCTGGTGGGCCACCCACTACCCGCCGAACGGCTGGGGATGCAAGTGCACGGTCATGTCCCTGGCCGAGGAGGATCTCGCGGACCAGGGGAAGTCCGGGCCCGATGTGGTGCCAGAGGACGGCTGGGGACCGAAGCCCGACCCGGTCACCGGCGAGAGGGTGCCGGCCGGCATCGACCCCGGCTGGGACTATCACCCGGGCGAGACGGCGCATGGCAAGCGCCTGTCAGACGAGGCGATGGCAGAATGGGACGAGCGGTCGCGAGCCGATACCTACGAGCGGCTGACGCCCGGGGACTGGCAGACGGAGGGCCGGCCGGCGAAGATCCCCGAATCGCCGGTCAAGGCGAATCCGCGGCCACCGGCCCGCACGAAAGAAGAGTTCAAGGCGGGCATGCGGGACATCCTGGGGGACGAGAAACGCGTGTTCACGGTCGGCCAAGGGGACTGGGCGCAGCCGGTCGCGGTCGATGCGGAGTCGTTCGCCGACCACGTCGATCTGGGGCGGTCGCCCTTCGCGCCCTTCATACCGGAAGTGCTCGAGGAGCCCTTCGAGGCCTGGCTCGGCTTCGAGCGCCACCGCGGTACGGGCAAGGTCGAGCTCAAGCTGACCGTCGTGAAGGCCCTGGCCGCCGAACACCGGCGGATGGTGATCGTCGCGAAGGCGAAGGACGGGCAGTTCGAGGGATTCACGATGATCCCGATGACGAACGAGGCCTACGTCAACCGGCAGCGCTGGGGCAGGCTCATCCAGGCCGCTGCCGTCGAAGAAGGACCCTCACTCCCCACGCGGCGGGGCGGGTAAGCGGCGCGGACCGTAGGGGCCGCGTCCCGGCCCGCGCAACCGTGGTCTCATTCTAGCCCTCGGAGGTTAAGGTTAGATGCCGTATGTCGAATTCGATATGAACGACACGGGCGCCCTGGCGCGGCTGAAGAAGATCGAGCAGCGCCTGGGCAACCTCAAGCCGCTCTATACCGGCATCGGTGAACACCTGCTCTTGCGGGCGCGTGAGCGGTTCGACACGACCCAGGCCGATCCCCAGGGCGCGAAGTGGAGGCCGCTGTCGAAGCGCTATGCCAGG